GGGATTCCGTTATGTGGAAAGCCTGTTTATTGAAACAGCCGAAGGCGAACGCTACAAGTTGCCATTCCGCAATCTCACCGCAGGCAAGGCCATGTTGGAACATGTGCGTGCCGGAGGTCGCCCTTATGACCTGCGTGGACAACACATAGCTGAAATGGTCACGGAACTTACAGTGCTCAGTAGATTTAAACGTGCCAATGCTGGTAAACTGCTGGAAGGTGATACTGCCGCACTGGTAGAGCAAGCTACCAACTACTTTGAAAACTTGAGACACAATCTCAAGAGCTTGACCACACGAACCGGATACACCACATATTTTGAGTCATGGTCGCCTCGGGAGTTGTCAGAAGAAGAAGTTGTGATTGAAGGACTCAAACACTTATTTGTAACACAAAGCATTGATCAACGCATTGAAGAAGCCTTGCCGTTGATAGCAAAGATACAACAACAGGAAAACGCTATGAAAGAAGCTGCAATATTTGAATCATGGGCCGACAGGCTCATGGAAGGAACCTGGCAAACACCAGACACCCCAGAAAAGCAAGCTGAACTGATCAAACTGTTGAGCACAGATCTGCCAGTGGGTGCTGATGCTACCAACGCCACAGAACAATTGTATGATTTGTTAGGTGATGACGAGTTGTTTGATCAACTACAAGAGCTGGCCACTCGCGATGCCAATGCTGATGCACGGCAGGTCGTTTTGAACCGCATGCAAGAATTAGATCAAGATCCTGATGTGATGAAAGTCATAACCAGTCTCAACATTGATAGCACAGCAGAAATGAATCCACCTGAGCAGACTCCAGCAGACTTAGATGCAGATCAAGTAAAAGAAATGTTAGGTGGTGATGCGTCAGATGAATTTATCCAAGATATCAGCATCAAAGAACCCCAAGATGAAATGGAAGAAGCTGTCAAAGATCCTCGTACCCAGACCGAAGATCCAGAAGGCACCCGAGAAAAAGCCTATCCTGAATATGCTCAAGACCTGACCAGCATTCTCAAACATGCAGGTGTGCCAGCCAAAGAGCGTGCTGCTCCAGACTATGAACTAGAACTGGACGAAATGTCCAATCCTGGTGTGACACCGGCCGACATCGATGGGGTGCCCACAGAAGAACTAGATGAAGCCAGTCGGTGTAACATGACCGAAGCCGGAGCAAGTTGCCCAGTGCATGGACTCAAAGAGTGCGGCATAGAAGAAGGGTGGGGACTCACAGCCATACCCACGGCCGAAAGCGCATTGCAAGGGCAATACGGACATTCAGGACGAATGAAACCGGTTGCAGAAGATTCCACGTTCTTGACTCGTCTCAAAGAACTTTCTGGTATGATTCGCAACTAAATTTGTAATCTGAACAACTGCGTCATAAATACACTTGACGCTACTCAAACTAGCGTGTATACTTGCAAAAGTGTATGCGCTTTTTGTCAGCATCACAGGCAACGTAACATCTAAACATTTAGATAGGCAACACATAGTAAACTTTAGAAAGGCAACTCAACTATGGCATCATTAGCAGAAATTCGCGCAAGACTAGCCGCCAGCGAATCCAAACAAGGCGGAAACTCCACAGGCGGTGACAACTCGATTTACCCACATTGGAACATGGAAGAAGGCTCCAGCGCCACACTCCGTTTCTTGCCTGATGGTAACACAAAAAACACATTCTTTTGGCAAGAACGGGCCATGATCCGCTTGCCATTCAATGGCATCAAAGGCGAAGCAGACTCAAAACAAGTCTACGTCCAAGTGCCATGCATGGAGATGTGGCAAGAGACCTGTCCAGTGCTCACAGAAGTACGCACCTGGTTCAAGGACAAGGCCTTGGAAGACATGGGTCGCAAGTATTGGAAAAAACGCAGTTATATTTTCCAAGGTTTCGTTCGTGAGAATCCACTTGGCGATGACAAGACTCCTGAGAATCCAATCCGCAGATTCATCATTGGTCCTCAGATCTTCTCAATCATCAAGAGCGCACTCATGGATCCTGAACTGGAAGAACTGCCAACTGATTTACAGCGTGGTCTGGACTTCCGCATTACCAAGACGTCCAAAGGTGGCTACGCTGACTACAACACTTCCAAGTGGGCACGCAAAGAAAGCGCACTTGCTGAGGCCGAACAGGCAGCAGTAGACAAGCATGGCTTGTTTGACTTGAGCACATTCTTGCCCAAGAAGCCCACCGAAGCCGAAGTCAAGGTCATCAAAGAAATGTTTGAAGCATCGGTAGATGGCCAGAGCTACGACACAGAACGCTGGGGTCAATACTTCCGTCCAGCGGGCGTGAGTGCTCCTGGTGGTAGTTCGGGTGCGGCACATGTGGATGAAGATGCTCCTGCACCTGCAATTAAATCAGCACCGGCTGTAGTCAGCAGTTTTGATGAAGACGATGCTCCAGCACCTGCTGTGGCATCAGCTCCGGTAGAAGCCAAGCCTTCGACTCAAAAAGCCGAAGACATCCTGGCCATGATCCGAGCACGTCAAAAGCAGTAAACTACTAGAATCAGCACAAGGGAGAAATCCCTTGTGTCATTCAATGACGGTTATACATTCTCAAGACCTAAAAGATCATTTAGAGTTTACCTACAATTACAAAATAGTTGGCATGGTTGATCTAGATTGGTTACTCCATCAATCTCGTAACACGCTGTTTATATTGTTTGCAAATTGGCACAAATCAGTTTTTGAGCCAAATGAGCGCATAGTAATTTACAGTCGGAATCCAGTATCAATCGACATGTTGGAACACATCCAGAAATGTGGATCCATGATTGATATTTCAAATTATTTTATTTTGTTTTGTAATGCGCATATCGATAAAGATCAACTTGATCAGTTGAGGAAAAAATATTCTACCGATGATTGTGTATTTTCAACTTTATCTGTGAATTTCATTGACTCAGTGCCGCAACAGTCTGCATCGACCTTATTAAACTTGCCTGAAAAATTTTGTTTCGCACCTTGGGCACAGTTGGAAATTTCTGCTCAGGGAGAATTTAGACCCTGTTGTGTATTTCAAGAATCAATCAAGGGTCCAGACAACGTTGCTTTTCATATCAACACCAGTTCACTGCAGACAGTTTATGACAGCGATTATTTGAAACAGATTCGGCAACAGTTTCTCAAAGGTCAAACACCTCAAGAGTGTTCGACTTGTTGGTTCAAAGAACAACATGGAGGAAAATCCAATCGTATGTGGTTGCAAGACCATTTAGGGGTGGCCGCACAGAGTCTTGACATTGAACAGGATACCTTGAAAAATTTAATTACTTTGGACATCAAATTAGGAAACCTTTGCAATTTCAAATGTAGAATATGCAATCCTTCTGCTAGTTCAAAGGTAGCACAAGAACAAATTAAATATTTTAATGCATCAACCACACTGAGACAACTCAGTCAAAGAGCCCAATGGGTAGAAAATCCACACATATGGCAGATGCTTGAAACAGTTGGCGGTCAACTGGTCAATATAGATTTTTACGGCGGCGAACCCTTTTTGATCAAACAGCATGAAAATTTTTTGGATTTTTTAGTCGAGCACAATTTTGCCAGCAAAATTAGATTGCACTACAACTCAAATGGATCTATCTACCCGCAACATCTTTTTGAAAAATGGAAACATTTCCGACAGATAGAAATATCTTTCAGCATCGATAACACAGGTTCACGATTTGAATTAGAGCGAGGTGGATCTTGGAGCGAAGTAGAAAAAAATCTTGATGACTTTTTGAATACTAAATTGTCAAATATGATACTGAGTATATTTCCTACAATTAATATTCAAAATGTTTATTATATCAATGAATTGATATCATGGTTTGAAACCAAAAAATTCAATGCGTTGGTGTTTAATATGTTAGAAAATCCAGAATTCATGAGTATCGCAGAAATGAACCACGAACTGGCCGAAATCTGTGTCAACAAACTCCAAACCATGTCGCCAAATACTTTAGAAAAATATCAAGTAATTCCAATCATCGAACTTTTGAAACAACAAAAAAATGCCATGGTAGGCATGAATCAATTTAGAGATTACATGTCTAAATTAGACACAATTAGAAATCAAAAGTTTTCTGATACACACAAAGAAATAGCAAAAATTATCTACAAAAATGTCACGACCTAGCCTTGAATTTGTTGAACTCATGTTGACCAGTGCATGCAATTTATCATGCCGAGGTTGTACCACTTTTTCAGATTTGCAACACACGGGTTACGTGCCATGGCCGCAAGCCAAAGTTTGGTTAGAATCATGGATTCACAGACTTGATATAAAGGCAGTAGGCATAATTGGTGGAGAGCCGTTGATGAACCCGCATCTCAAACAATACATCCAGGGCATCAGAGAGCTTTTGCCAGATGCACAGATCAGAATAGTCACAAATGGATTGTTGCTTGGCAAGCATTTTGACATAGTAGACCTACTGGATTTGGTAGGTAATGCCGTACTCAAAATATCTTATCATGTAGATGATGCCCAACTCGATAACACCATCGACCGCGTAATGCAATTTAGAACCTGGGCGCCAATTTTGGAGCATGGTATCAACCGGTGGGTCAGTCCTTCAGGATTCCGATTTCAAGTGGCTCGTCCAGAAAAATTTTTGAAAACTTTCCTCAATGATTATGCGGACATGATGCCGCATGACAACGATCCGACCGAATCTTTCGAACTTTGTGTACAAAAACGTTGTCCTATGCTGTTGGATGGTAAACTATGGAAATGTGGAACTTTGGCGCTCACACCAAAAATTTTGTCGCGCATGGGGAATCCAAATATAGAAAGTTGGATGCCATATATCGATCCTGGCATTGATTCTGGTTGTAGCGAAAAGGAGTTGATTTCTTTTGTAAACAACTTCGGTAAACCTCACCGCCGATGCGCCCAGTGTCCAACGATCAAAGACACCAATTCGGTTTTTGATCACAAATCAACGGTGTCTTTCAAAGGTAGAAAGGCCAATCAAAAAATTAAGCAGTAGACAGTAGCAAAAATATGTAGTATAATTATTTCACAACAAAGGAAATCAATCATGGGTAAACCGTTTGACGTAAGCAAGTTCCGCAAGGAAATCACCAAGAGCATTGATGGACTATCCATCGGCTTCAATGATCCCACAGACTGGATCAGCACAGGCAACTATGCACTCAATTACTTGATCTCAGGCGACTTCAACAAGGGCATTCCTCTTGGCAAGGTCACTGTATTCGCAGGTGAATCTGGTGCCGGCAAGAGCTATATCTGCTCAGGCAATATTGCCAGGAACGCACAGGAACAAGGCATCTTTGTTGTGTTGATTGACAGTGAAAATGCATTGGATGAGGATTGGCTCAAAGCACTTGGTGTAGATACATCAGAAAGCAAACTGCTCAAGTTGAGCATGGCCATGATCGATGATGTGGCCAAAACTATTTCAACATTCATGGCTGACTATAAAGCATTACCAGATGGCGAGCGTCCTAAGGTCATGTTTATAATTGACAGCTTGGGCATGTTGCTGACACCCACTGATGTCAATCAATTTGATGCAGGCGAAATGAAAGGTGACCTGGGTCGCAAACCCAAGGCACTGACCGCACTGGTGCGTAACTGCGTCAACATGTTTGGTAGCTACAACGTGGGCTTGGTCTGTACCAATCATACCTATGCGTCACAGGACATGTTTGATCCAGATGACAAGATTTCAGGTGGACAAGGATTTATCTATGCCAGCAGTATTGTGGTTGCCATGAAAAAGATGAAGCTCAAAGAAGACGAAGATGGCAACAAGATTTCGGAAGTCATGGGTATCCGTGCTGGTTGTAAAGTAATGAAAACACGCTATGCCAAACCTTTTGAAGGTGTGCAGGTCAAGATTCCTTATGAAACAGGCATGAATCCCTACAGCGGTCTTGTGGACCTGGCTGAGAAGAAAGGTCTGCTCAAGAAAGACGGTAACCGACTCATGTTTGTGACGTCAGATGGCGAGATCATCAAACAGTTCCGCAAGGCCTGGGAAAGCAATGAAGAAGGATGCTTGGACAAGGTCATGGCTGACTTTGCAAATCAGAAGGAAACGGTAAGTACTGAAGAAACAGCCTCGGAGGAATAACAGATGTCAGTAGAATTAAGCAAAGAAATTTGGGACGAAATAAAACGTTATGTCAACACCGTAGATCGTGCGGAAGCCGCTGAAACCCTGGTAAGCGTATTGATCGACAACGATGTAAACGCAGACGAAATCAAAGACACATTCAAAAGCGATAGCGAAGTCAAACGTGCTCTAGCACACTACCTCAAAGATCACGAAGAAGAGGAAGACAATGAAGAAGAGGATTACGAGGACGAGGACGAGGATTATTAATGTGGTATAGCAAGGTAGTTGCTAATCTTGGTAATATTCCTGATTTTATAGCTTATTACGAACGCGAACTAGAAGATGCCAAACGTGATGTACGTATAGGCGGTCTTGTGGAAAAAAATATCACGGCCTTGCCTGGGATTACCGAACATAGATTCAATCAGCTACAGGAAATTGAAGCCATACTCAATCATCTCAACATACAACTACGCAAGGTTCGCCGAAAACATTTCCAAAAATATCTGGAAGGTTATCAACGTGCCTTGACTTCAAGAGACGCAGAAAAGTATGTGGATGGTGAAGATGAAGTCATAGACTTTGAAACAATCATCAACGAAGTGGCCCTGCTACGCAACCGCTGGTTGGGCATCATGAAAGGTCTGGACTCCAAGAGCTGGATGAGTGGCCACATCGTAACTC